CTTCAACTGATTCACTAATCTCAACAGAAGTAGATTTGTCACGCATTTTAAGATGCCCAACTCTTACTTTATCCTTACCATACTTCTTAATCGCATCTTTAGCAGACATTGAAGTTAATTTCCATTTTGCTTCTCTCAACTCTTCTTCAAATAGAGAATCTAAATCAGTTTCATATTCAACTGATTCTTTAACAAGTTTGTTTAAATCTTTTATTGCCTTGCCCATGAAGATTTCAATTGACATCAATCTTGTGATAATATCGTTAATGTTTCCACCCTTAACATCGGTCTTTAGTAAAGACATCTTTTTGTTTAAATCAGACATAGTTGATTTAACACTAGCGCCTTCCATTAATTGTGTATATGTAATCATATCTCGTAAACCCTTGCAATATCATCATATGATAATTCATGCACTTCACCATCTTGATCATTGCAAACAAATCGATCACTCGATCTATCAATCTGATCAAGCGATTCAATTGAGCACCAGCCGATACGGCCATCACTTAAATCAACACCCACCATCTTTTTCTTTTTAAGAAGCTTGAATATAGTTTTATATTCAGGGCCTGCACGGCCTTCCATTAATTCTTTAAAACTAATCATCTTTACCACCTATGTACATTACATATCCGATACGGCCAGATATTTTATTATAAACTTCCATATCAGAAGCGTATGATGTCTCAACTTGTTCTTGTATATTCATATTAGCTCAACCTATTAGCTTTCTTCATTGATTTGGCTCTCTTACGATTCGCTTTATTGAGTGATTTACCCTTCTTGGAGCGTACCATTTTACGAGCACCTTTTTTCTTATTGATTCGTTCTTTGGCTTTGATCTTTACACATTTCTTACCCTTAGCCTTAAAACCAGCCTTGCACTTGACTTTTTTAATAATCTTACCGCCACGTACAACCTTCTTGATCTCCTTTTCGTCCACCTCTTCCAAGATAGATAAAGCAATATCTTTAATATTAATCATTTTTATTCTCATTCGCGGTTTTAAGAGCCTTGGCTACAACATCAAAGTCGGCTAGACCTTTTTTAATCTTTTCGATTTGCGCCCAAGCTTTGTCAAAATCACCAGTAGATTTCTTTGCAATCTTTAATGCTTTGGCGATAAGATTTGAAGCGAATTTACCTTCTTCAATATCATCTTCATCGTCTGCACAATCTTCATCCGCTGCATCCCAACCTTTTTCTATTGCGTTATAAAATTCTTTTTTCTTCTTGTCATCAAGTTCAGAAGGTGATTTAACACCAAACTTCTTTAACATACCATTGAAGAATTTTTGATATGCTTCTTTATCACCAGAAGCTTCATTCATAAATTCACTAAATTTTAACATTATTTTTCCTTATTTAAAAAGACTTTACCCACGTCTTCCTTTGCACCCGCGATTTTATCTAAAATTTTAGATTGCATCAGTTTAGCAAAAGTGGATTTAAAATCAGTAGCCTTGTTTGTTATACTCGATTGTATTAAATCTTTAATATTCATTATTCATCCTCATCTTTGTATCGTTCATCATTTTTCTCATCTTTGATCTGTGCATCAATATCTTTTATCTCATCTTCAGTTTGTTGAAGAATACTTGCACGAATATATTCATGCGAGAAATATTTGCCTGCATAGTCAACCATTTGGTCCATTATTTCCAGTCTTTCTTTAAGAATTTCCGTTTGCTTCATTTCTGAGAAGAAAGAATCATCCTTAAATTCAAAATCAATATTTTCTTTAAATGTTCTCCATTCGTTCTTCTTAATTACACCCTTTAAAATCAATTGAGTGCGAAGAGCCTGGTAGAAAATATTAGAAAATTTCTTACGCAACTTCATTACAAACTTGGTAAATTTAATCTCATCACGTGTGATCTCTGATTGTTTACCAAATCCATAAGATGCATCATCTTCTAACCTTGAGGCCGGAACATGAAGTGCCTTATATACCTTCTTACGAAAGTATAGAATATCATCAATTTGATCGAACGCACCACCCGCAGGTAATGTTTCAATCTCGGTACCTTTACCGCCCTCTCTACGAGGAAGCCAAAAGTCCTCCAACATAGACATAGTGTTATGTTGGTCCTTGATCTTACCCGTATTAGAATCATACACCATCTTATTCTTATATTTATTCATGATGTTTTTAAGATACTGCTCTGCACGAGTCTTAGGTAAATTACCAACATCAACATAAAATACTCGACGCTCTGGTGAACGTGTTATTCTATATACGGTCGCCGCATCTTCCAACATATTTAGTTGGTTGATCGGCTTAATAGCTTTATGAAGATAAGATACCGCAGTACCATCACCTTCAAATAACCCTGAATCAGCGTATACAATTGCTTCAGGGGCAATCTTCATTGTACGGTTAATACCGTCAACTTCCTCTGAATATAGATAGTATTCTTCTATATTCTTGATGACTTCATGTCCTTCCGGTGTAGTTTCTTTTTCAACTTCTTTAATAAATTGAATAAGTCTTGAGTCAATGTAACGAAGGTCTTTTATTCCCTTCTTTAAATTGCCCTCATCTACCACCACTTGGAAGAAGATTCGTCCATCGGTATACCACTTCCTGAAAAATTCATCTCCAGAATAGTTAAAATCAAATCGTTTTAAAACATTTTCAAACTCTTCTGTAATAATTTCCTTTACATTATCTGGTTGATCCAGACGGTTGAGAGCAATATTTACAGCGTCCTGATTAATATCAAAAACAATGGCTTCATTTACAATATCATCGATGGCAGCTTCTGCCTCCGGTGTTCTTGCAAGCGTTCTATATTGGTTGATTAACTCAGCGGTGTTTTTCCACTTCGTATCAATATCAAATAGTTGAGTGCTAAAGCCAGATACATCAACAGATATCGCACCTTCCATATCGGGTGCAATGAATGTTGAGATCTTATTATCAATTTTGGTATCACCCGCCTTTTTAGACAATTTACTACCAAACATTCTATCGAATTGTTCAATTAAATTCATAATATATTATATTTTATTATTGGTCAATGTTGCCAGCCGTTGACGTTTTACCCCAGAAGTCGTATGCGATGGTAACGGTATATTCGTTAGCCTGTGCACCACTTTCCCAAGTAAGGTCGATTGCTTCAACTGCAGTAGGGAACGCACCCTCAAATACATAACTACCAATCGCTGTATCATCTCTTTTAGAAGGTGTTACAGACATTTGAGCTTTATAATCCGCCGGCTTCAAAGATTTGTTACCTTCATGTTGATTAATACCCTGCATCCAAAGTTCGAATGCGTGACGATATTTAAAATCTTGATCATTAAGAACAGTGATAGTCCAATCTTCGAAAGTTCTGTCACCCGCAATCTTAACAACACGATTCTGGTAAGGTACTTCAATCGCCTCTACTGTTGATGCAGGGATTTGAGCCGCTTTACATAAAAACTGAAAGTCTTGATCAAATCCTAAGCCAGGAGCGTTGATGTTAACATGGAATAAATTGCCGCGATATAGATCGCCGGCCTTATTCATGACGCCTTTAAATTGTGATATATTAAATGCCATTTTATTCTCCTATTATACCGCGCCAAACAGTTCGCTGAATTCAACGCCTGATTTAGTAGCAATAAAGTTTAAAGTAATGAAGTTAATTGAACGAGCCGGTTTGATGTAGATATCTGCAACAAACTCATTTCGATCTAATACTTCGCCCGTGTTATTGGTCTCATCACATACAACTAAGAAGTCATACATACCGCGACGGCCTTTAACATCTTTCATAAACGGCTCTACCATGCCTTTGAATTGTGATCTAGTGAAAGCATCATTGAATTCAAATAACATGTATTTAGAAGCCGTTGAAATAGCCTTTTCTAACACAATAAATAAACGTCTAACATTAATTCTGTCGAATGCAGAAGGTTTGGTTAGCATTGTTTTATCACCCCATAATACAGTGCCTTGACCTGGCATAGAAACAACCGGGTTAATACCGTAAGGAGATTTATACATTTGATCGCGATGACCAGTCGTTGGATTGAAGGCAAGCTTAACAACGCCTTTAATTTTACCACGATTAAGACCACCAGGTGACCACCAAGCATCTTTAGAAGAGTCGGTGAATACACATAAACCAGCGATGTCACCTGCAAGAGGTACCCAACGGTAGTTGTCATTGTATTTGTCGTATTGGTATTTGTAGTTACCGTCAAGGAAACCGTATGAAGAGTTAATGTTCATATGATTTGTAGTGTAACCACCAGTAGCGGTACGCCATTCCTGTAAGTTACTTAACTGAGTGGCAGCGGCAATACCAACGATTTCATCTTTAGGTGGAGAAACGAATGCAACGCAATCTTTTCTACCTTCAGCAACCGTTTGTACAACATAGCGTTGAACAGTAGAAGCAATTTCTAGTGCTTCACCAGCAGCAGCACCAGCAATCAATAGATTTACATCTAAAGTGTCGGCGTTGGCAAATAAATCCCAAGAGATGGTCCAGTTACCAGCAGTTGGAGCCGAAGCACCATCAGTACCAGCACTTAACGTGTAGTCTGCAGTATCTGCAGCGGGTGTGCTTTCGTCTACATCACCTGATGTAGGCATATTAGCCGCAATCATGTATACATGCTTTGATTTATTAGCGATAACATCATCAATAAAGATGTTGTTGCCTTCCGCGTCTTTGTTACCTTCAACTAGAGAAACTGTGTAAGTTTCAGTAACTGTACCAGAAACAAGAACTGCAACTGCAATTTCTTGATTAGTATCAGTATCTGGAGCAGAGTCAAAGAATCCTGCGTGAGCCCAAGCAGCGAATGCTTGATCGTCAGCCCAAGAAACTGTGACTGAATTACCTACAGCGCCAGTATTTCTTGCATATGCCGGTGCAGCAAAACCTGCTTTACCATTGTCAAATGCGTCTTTGTTATGAATTGCAACGCCCGTTCCGTTGGAAGCAGCGTTTAATGCATCATTAGCTACAGTACGAACAATAGTAAGGTTATTACCATACTTTAGGAAGTTCGAAGCTGAGAAGAATGAAGCAGCGGTGTCATTAGTTGGCGTACCAAAAGTAGCAACTAATTCGTTTTCAGATGTGATAACAGTTGTGTCGTTAGCAGGACCCGTAGTAAACTTACCAACCATGCCACCAAATGAAGTGGCAACGGCAGGAATAGTAGTACTAAGGTCATGTTCCTTAACTGTAACACCTGGTGAGAGAGCAAATCCCATATATTATCTCCTTATAGTGTTAAAAATAAAAACTTATGTTTTACTTAATATATTTATATTATTTTGACTTTATGAAACTATCTTCCATCTTAAGCCATCTTCTACAAATGTATTATCTTCATCATCAATATCGTTGGTAAATCCGAACGGGGTCATCATTTCCTCAATGTCCTCGATGTTTCTTTGATACATTTTAAGCCTTATATCCGAATCGGTGAGTTCTTTAAACATTGATTGCCCGGTAAACCAAGCAAACAAGACTAAATTCATCACCATATCATCATGAGCACCTCCTTCGGCTGCGTAGGAGGACCCTCTAATAATAAATGTAGACAATTCCTGTATAGTGTGCATGTCCACAATAATCAATTTTTGATTTTCCATCAAATCTTTTAGGATAGAACAACCAAGAGACTTTGTAGCCTTGGTCATTCGTATGCCTATATCCATGGCTTTAACTGAGCCAATGGATATTAAATTCTCATATTCAAGTTCATAGTTCAGTACTTGAGTGACTGTTTTACCAATATCATTATTTTCCACCAATACGAAGGCTTCATTATAATCTAAAGCGACCTTTTGTATAATGGACGGGAATAATAATGGTGATATACTATTACTTCTATATGTAGCGACCTGTTCAAACGGGTATTGAGTAATATCCATTATAGAAAATGTAGAATAGTCTTGGCCTCTACCATAGGACACATCCACCGCCATTACATATGTATTACCCTTCGTCGGGTATTTATAGTATGAAATATCATTGGAAAAGAATTCCGGTAATTTATATGATAGACTAGATAATGTATTTACATTCACGAGCGTGTTGGAAGTACCTAAAAACTCCGCTTCAAATTCTTGTCTCCACCTATCTTCACCGATATTTCCAATAGTATCTTTCTTCCATTTTTCGTCTCTACCTGGCACAAGACTCCAATGCACATCGAATGGTACAAATGAGCTACGCTTTTCTTGAGCATCATTCCAAAACTTATAAAAGTGATTCATGCCGTTCGGGGTAGATACCATTATAATCTTAGTATGCTTACCAGATGAAATTGTAGGATAAATTGAATCCCAGAATTCCCAAAATAGATTACCATGAATGAAAGCCGCTTCATCTAAGAACAATGTAGAGAATGAGAAGCCACGAACAGCACTTGAGCTTGTAGAAGAGGCGATGATTTTACTTCCATTCTCTAATTCAATAGAGCCTTTGTTCCATTCCAATACACCTTGCTGTAAATATTTCGGTAAATTCTCATACGCCAATTGAAGTCGTCCAAGAATTTCTCTTGATGTTGCTCCCTTATTGGCTAGAATACCGACAACCTTGCTCTCATTGAATAATATATAATGTAATAGGAATGCAACAGATGTTGTGGTCTTACCAACCTGTCTACTCGTCTTGATTATGGAGAAACGATTATCATTTAGATGATTTATAAGCTCGTCTTGGAATGGGTATGTATCGAATGGAATTAGACCATCATCAACGTGAATGATCTTCATATGAGTCTTTACAAAATATATAATATCTTCTTTACACTTCAAATATTCCGCAACCATTTCCTCAGACCAATTTAATTGTTCACCCGAGCGTTTGAGGAGTGGATTACCTAAATAACTTGATGTATTACGTACCATTAATCATCTTCTGTAATTCATGAGTGGTTAATGTAACATTTAGATTATTATTAACCGTATTTGGGGTTTCGTTCTTTAATTTGTCCATATCTTGCTGAAGATTAAGAAGTTCTTTGGTGGTATCGGCGAGTGTTTTAATCATGCCAGCCACAACTTCATAACCTCTTGGATTACTCTGTTCTTTAGCTAAATTCATAGCACCTTCTAGAGCGTCATTGCCTCTTATTACAAGATTATGGAGCTGTTCACGAGCCTTCTCATAATCTGAATCTATGTCTTGATTTCTATCATCTGGATTTGAAGTTACCTGTACAGGTGCTGGAATACCTCGCTCTTTGTGAGAGGAAGTCATTATGTCTTGATCTGGTGGTATACCAAATACTTCATCTAATTTTTCATTTACATTCATAATATTAACCTAAAGTACCGCTATTCATTACAGAATTATTCAATATATTATCTGTGCCTGCGGCGTCTATATTACCCCAACCCATAGCACCACTATTGAACGCATTTGTATTCAATGGCTCGGTAGTCCATATTGAACTAGCCTCAACATCAGCGATTGAAACCACCGCACCACTCAATGTAATGTCGGCCGTTACATTATTATTTATATAAGAACTAGATACGATTGTGGCAGATACAGTAACATCACCTGAATCATTGGTCTCAACACCAGAGGAAGCAGTAACAGTACCAGTGCCTGTGATACTTAATATACCGTAATGATCTGTGTGACCGGCGAATACACTCAAGCCAGAGGCTACAACATCAATATTTGTATTATTGACAAGAGTAGGGTTGGTAGATATAGTAGATGAACCCACAATATCTAATACAGTGTTATTAGTCACCAATGAATTAGATGATACTGTACTAGAGCCCACAATATCTATAACAACATTATCAGTAACAATGGCGTTGGAAACTACAGTGCCTGTACCGGTGATACTTAATATGCCGTAATTATCCGTATTAGGTGCAGATGTTATAGTGCCAGAACCCACAATATCTAATACAGTATTATTAGCCACAGTAGGTGTAGAGGTCATTAGAGCACTACCACCCACTATACCCACGCCAACCATCTCTGTGTGAGTGGCCGATACAATTAAGCCTGAAGCCACAACATCTGATTCAGAATTAGAAATTACCGAAGCGATTGAAGTCATGGTGGCGGAACCAACGATAGGACCTACACCATAATTATCCGTATGACCTGCTGTTACTGTAAGGCCTGAAGCCACAACATCTGATTCAGAATTATTAACAACTGAAGCTATTGAAGTCATGGTGGCGGAACCAGAGATTGAACCTACACCAACCGTTTCTGTGTGAGTGGCCGATACAATTAAGCCTGAAGCCGTAACATCCAATGTAGCGTTATTAACCAACGCAGGTGCAGAAGTCATGATGGCGGAACCACCAATTATACTAGCACCACTCTGTTGAACTTCACCTACACTAACACTTAAGCCTGAGGCTATGATGTCGGCAGAACCACCAGCATATCTAATCACCGCGGTAGTCATTGTAGCTATACCTGCACTTTCGGTAGTATTACTCGCGTATATGTAATTACCATCTTGATCTGTGATAATATTACCAGATTGGTCAGTCAATGGTTCATTAACTAATATAGCCTCAATGGTAGGAGCTCCTACCACCGAACTTGAACCTACAATATCACTTGAAGCTCTGAAGTCAACAGACATCTGTACATCAAATGTGGATGAAGCTACAATATCGGAAATAGCATTATTAGTAGTAGATGATGTAGTACCCATTAGAGCATTACCACTCATATCAACGAATGTGTAATTATCCGTATGACCTGCAAATACACTCAAGCCAGATGCGATTACATCACCACCCGCAGGGAGTGCAACAGAAGATGTTGATGTAATTGTACCAGACCCGACCATATCGGAAGACGCATTATTTGTAACTAGCGATGTAGTGGAGATTGAACTTGCACCAGAGATTGAAGCCTCACCATTATTAGTAACAGATGAGATCACTTCAAGGTTGGCAGAACCTATCATTGCACCCACCGCGGAAGAAGTAACTTCAGAGATTGAAACAAGTGCACCCTCTGCAATGATATTAGAGGTAGGTGTTATTGTATGACCGGCCCTTGCATCAATTGTAGATGTACCAGAGATTGCCCCTACACCAGAGTTTGATACAGTGGAAGTGGCTGCAAGAGTTGCAGTACCCACCATTGTAGGTGAATCATGTAATTCAGTGTGGCCTGCAAATACCGTAAGACCAGTCGCGACTACATCGGAAGTGGCGCTGATTTCAACAATAGGTTCTAGATCAAATATTGCACCGGTGAATAGTGGAGATTGTGCACCCTCTGTACTAGAATCATGATTAACTTCAGAAGTTGAAGACATAGTACCCGAAGCTACTATATTACCAGTACCAGAGGCATTTCTTGTAACATTTGCTGTAATCGTTAAGCCACCGTCAACGAATGTTCCACCGTCCTGATGTAGTATATCACCATTCTCAAGTATGAACTCATCGCCATTCTCAAGGTCCATGAAGTAGGTAGTTTCAAAGTAAATATGAGTAACAGTAGCTTCAGCGGTGGCGGATGCAGTACAGTATGAATCTTCATATGAGATCCATAGAGCGTCACCATTCTCTTGCACTAGATCATCACCATTCTCAAGCATGAACTCTTCGTTACTAATATTGTAAACAAAGCTTGGAGCCGCGGTGATGGATGCAGAGCCAGTGAAGGTAGGTGAATCATGTAATTCAGTGTGACCTGCAAATACCGTTAGACCAGATGCAACCACATCACCAGTACCGTTGGTTGTTACAGATACATTGGCGATACCCGATGCTGAACCTACAATATCAAGAGATGGTCTAAAGTCTACTATCGCATTGGAAGAGATTGAACTTGAGCCAGAGATATCTAATACTGTATTATTAGCCACAGTAGGTGTAGAGGTCATGGTAGCACTACCACCCACAATACCTACACCATAGTCTGTTACAGTAGAAGCGGATATTATAAGACCTGAAGCTACTATATCGGAAGTCGCATTATTAACAACAGAAGCTTCTGAAGTCATTAGAGCATTACCTGCAACGATACCCACACCTATATGTTCGGTAGAACCAATACTTATACTTAAGCCTGAAGCGATAATATCGGAAGTCGCATTATTAACAACAGAAGCTTCTGAAGTCATGGTGGCAGAACCACCGACAATACCAACACCATCTTCTGTAACAGACGAAGCCGAGACAATTAAGCCAGAGGCTACAACATCGGATGTAGGTTTATATTCAACCGTAGGTGTAGAGGTCATTAGAGCATTACCTGCAACAATACTTACACCTATATGTTCAACTTCACCAATAGATACGGTGGCGCCTGTAGCGACTATATCACCAGTACCAGAGGCCTGTCTAGTAACGTTCGCCGTTATAGTAGCGATACCTGCCGACTCTGTAACAGTATTGGCCGAGAAGTAATTACCATCATGATCTACAAGTTGATTATTATCAGCATCAGTCAAGAAGTAGTTATTAACAAATACTTCCTTGGTAACATCGGCATCAACAGTAGATGTACCGGTAATAACACCACCAGCATTGTATGTTACCGTTATGTCTGTATCTAATGCACCAGTACCAGTAATATCGGAGATGACTGGTCTTGAACTAGTAGGGGTAACACCCATCGAACCTGTACCAGTTAAAGCTAAGGTGCCATAATTATCGGTGTGGCCTGCAAATACCGTAAGACCAGTCGCGACTACATCGGATTCAGCATTGGCTGAGGTTATACCAACAATATTAAGTAATGCCGAACCAACAACATCTAATACTGTATTATTAACCACAGTAGGTGTAGAGGTCATTAGAGCATTGCCTGCAACCACACTAATTGAATTATGTTCAATCATGGAGATTGAAACAAGTGCACCCTCTACAACTATGGTGGAAGCAGCATTGGCGGTAATTGCGCTTGAACTTGATAATATACCAGAGCCGGTGATTATACCAGACCCTGCATTATTATTGGTGGCGATTACAGCGATTGCACCCGATCCGACTATATCGGAAGTAGTATTAATTTCGTTGGTAGCATCCACTGCTACAAGACCAGACCCTATTATATTCAGTACACCATAATGATCGGTGTGACCGGCCGATACAATTAAGCCCGAAGCCACAACATCTGA